TCTGGGCCACGCCGGCCGACGCCGATCGGTCGAGCCGCCTGGAACGAGCCGTCGCCCCCGCCGCCGCTGAAACGAGGTAGACCATGAAGCCGGACACCTGCGTCGTGACGGAGGAGCCGGAGGTCGAACCCGTTTCCCTCTCCGAGGCAAAGCAGCAGCTCGGCATCATGGAGGACTTCGAGGAGTGGGACGCGTTCCTCCTGGAGAAGATCTCCGTCGGCCGCGAGCTGGTCGAGTCGCGGCTGGGCCGGTCGATCGCCGTCAAGAAGTTCCGGGCCAAGTGGAAGACACCCGGCCGGACGCTGACGCTCCCGAATCCGCCGCTCGTCCTCGACGAGGAACACCCGCTCACCGTGACCGCTGACGGCGACGCGGTCTCGTCTTCGGAGTACGAGGTCGAGGCCGACGCCCGCCCGGCCTACCTCGAGTTCGATGTCGCCCCGGCGGCCCCAGCCGTCGTCGAGTGGTACGCCGGCGGCAGCGTGTCGAAGCGGATCAAGGCGGCCATCCTGCTCTACGTGGTCCACCTGTTCGAGAACCGCGGCGTCCTGGCCGCGAACAGCTCGGTCGAGCTGCCGCAGGCCTTCGAGACGCTGCTCGCCAGCGAATCGCACAACGGGGGCTGGTGATGATCCCGGCCGCCCTGCTCACCGAGAAGTTCGTCGCGGAGGCCCGCCCGACGGCCACGCGTGACGACCACGGCGGCCTATCGTCCGGCCAGGAGTGGACGACCGTCCGGTCCTTCTACGGCTCCTACGAGGCCCAGGCCTACGTGGAGACGGAGACAAGGGCGAAGGTCGGCGGCACGGTCCAGGCCTTGATCCGCTGCCGCTACTTCCCAGACATCGTGGGCGGCATGCGGCTGCGGTGGGCCTCGAGGTCCGACCGCCTGCTCTACGTGTCGAGCGTCGTCGAGCGGGCCAACCGGACGGAGCTAGAGATCACGGTGGAGGAACAGGTCGCATGATCTCCCTCTCGTGGAACAGCTCGTTCGAGCCGAATAGCCTCGACGCCGACAAGCACATCGCGGCCCTGATGGCGGCCTATCGCGAGCTGCCGCGGCACATCGCCAGGAAGCACCTGGGGGCCGCCATGCGGCGCGTGCTCCGGCCGGGCGTGTCGATCCTCCGCCGCAACACGCCGCCGATGGGCATCACCCGCGGCCGCCGCAAGAAGGGCGAGAAGGCCCGGTCGACCGGCGCGCTGCGGCGGGCCGCCACGGTTCGCGTCGGCCAGACCGGCACGAACAGGGCGTTCGACGCGTTCGTCTATGGCGTGCTGGGCTACAAGGCCGGCATGGAGAGCCGCAAGGCGATTTGGCTGGAGTTCGGCACCGGCACCGGCGGGCGGGCCTTCCGCATGATGGAGAAGACGGTCGCCGAGTTCGGGTCGGTCGCTGCAAGCAAGCTCGCCGCCGAGATGGCCGCCGCCCTGGAGAAGGCCGCGAAGGAAGTCGGCGGCGGACAAAACCCCGGATACGCAGGCTGACCCATGCCCATCCCCGAAAAGTGGATCAAAGGCGCGATCGAGGACGCCGTCGAGGACTGCCTCGCCTGGCCGGTCGCCATGACGGGCACGGGCGAGCCGCCGTACGTCGTCTACTTCCGCGAGGGCACGGCCCGCGAGCTGGTCCTGGCCGACACGCTCGACGCGACGCCGGAGCCGAATCAGCTCCCGCCGGTCGCGACCTTCCGGCTCGACATCTACGCCGACTCCCACGTCCAGGCCTGGGAGATCGCCGAGGCGATCGCCGCGGCCCTCAATCGGTTCAAGGGGACGGTCGACGGCCTGACAATCGACCACTGTCTTCTGGCCGACGAGCGGGACGGCGACGCCGTCCGCCTCGAGGGCCGGGAAGACCCGACCTACATCGTCGAACAGACCTACACGATCTCCTGGCAGGAGTGACCCATGGCCCTTTCCGGCGTTCCTACGAACGGCCCGTCGATCCCGGCCGGGGCGACTAGTGTCTCCATCAAGAACATCGACTCGTCAGCGTCGGAGTCCAACTTCGAGGACGTGACGGACCTGTCGAGCGATGAGCGAGAGTACGAACCCGCCCCGCTCAAAGAACCCGCCAACAGTGGCGGCGCGACGGCCACCTGTTCGGCGAGCGGCTTTCAGAAGGGGGCGCTCCCAACCGTGACGCCGCTGCCGACGCCGCCGGCCAAGGACTCCGGCTGGGTCTGTGAAGACACCGAGGAGGTCTACGAGGTCGGCAAGTATGCGACCTGGTCGGCCAACTGGTCCTACTACCCGCCGCAGTCGTAGTAACTGAGGAGCCTCGCATGTCTTTGGTCAGCTCGCAGGGAAACGCCTACGGGATCGCCGGCGCGACGAAGGTCACGATCAAGAAGGCTCGCGCCAGCAGCCCTGGCGACAACAAGCTCGACGCGTCCACGCTCTCGATCGCCCACGGCGGCGATCGGGTCTATGAGGACGGCCTCGTCGACAACGGCCCGCAGGGATCGGCGAACGGCGGCATCGTCGTCACTGTCGCGGTTGAGTTTCTCGGAGCGCCGTCGATGTCGGCCGGCGAAACCGCGACCTTCTCTGGCGTCGTTTGCAAGTGCATCGACGTTGAAACGACCAACGAGGCCGGCGCTCTGGTGCGGGGCGTGGCGAACTACACGTCGGACTTCCCGGCCGAATAGTCGGAGGCCGGCATGTCAACTCCAAGTTCTCAGGGCTCGACCGTGTCCTTCGGCGGGACGCCGATCGGCCGCCTGACGGGCTTCCGGGTCTCTCCTGGTAATGCCGTCTTTGAGGACGTGACAAACGTCGGGAGCGACGTGGTCGGAACGGGCGCGTCGGCCCGAGTCCTGCGAGAGATCGCCTGTACCGGGATTGAACCAGGCAGCGTGGACATCAACCTATTCGGGTGTCCGCCCTACTTGACGGCGGACATCGGAATGTCTGGTCCGCTGGCTGTCACGTTCGCGGAAGGCAGCTTCGCGTTTCAGGCGCACTTGGAGACCTTCGAGGTGACGGGCAGCGTCGGGCAGTTCCTGACGGGGTCGGCTCGTTTCAGGATCGCCGGCCAGGCCGACAACGACTGAGGAACCAATGAGCATCGCATCGGAAGTATTCGGCGAGTGGAAGCCCGAGCTTGTCCAGGTCACGCCCCCGGGATCCGACCGGCCCGTAAAGCTCCGCTATCCCACCTACGGCGAGTGGCACAAGCTCGCCGTGGCCCATCAGCAGCTCGCGGGCAAGGCCCCCGACGCGGGCCTGATCATCGACACAATCGCGGCCTGTATCGCCGACGACGCTGGGAAGCGGAAGCTCTCGTCAGATAAGGCCCGCGGCCTGCTCGACGCCAGCCCGCGGTCGGTGATGTGGCTCTACAAGCAATGCTGGGAGACCGTGCTCAAAAGCGACGACGAGACCGTAGCGGAGCTGGAAAAAAACTCCGCAGCCGGTCAGGAATGATCGAACGCTTCCTGTACCGGCTGGCAGCGCATCACCGAATCTGGAACGTCGAGGAGTGGAAGTACGAAATAAACCTCCGGCAACTCTTGCGATGGATCGCGGCCTACAAGGTCGAGCCATTCGGCGAGGACTGGCTGCGAACGGCACGGTCGACCGTGACGATCCTCCGGGGGCTGGGCTGCAAGGTGGACGAAGACTTCGAGCAAAAGTTCCTGCCGGGCTATGACCCCAACCGCGAAATGACGCCAGACGAGATCGAGGCCGAGTTGAAGAAGCTCACCGTGTTCAAGGGACGCAAGTAATGGCCGCCATCGGCAAGGTATCGGCTGTCTTCACGGCCTCCACGAGCGGGCTCACGACAGGCGTCAATCGGGCGTCGTCGTCGCTGAAGCAGCTCGAGGCCTCGACGCGGTCGCTCCAGTCTGGCATGACGACGCTCGTCGCGATCAACGCGACCCAGTTCTTCGCCGGCATCGCCAGCGCCGCCGGAAGCTACGTGTCGAGCCTGGTTCGCATGGGTGCCGCCCAGGCGGAGGTCGTCGACTCGACGAGCAAGCTCGCCGCGCGGCTCGGCATGACCTACGCCGAGATGGCCGGCCTGTCGCTGGCCGGGAACCTCGCCGGCGTGTCGCTCGAGCAGATCGGGTCCGCCGCCACGCGAGCCGACCTCGCCTTCGTGAAGGCCGCCAACGGGTCGAAGTCCGCGATCCAGGCCTTCGCGGGCCTGGGCCTGACGGTGGAGCAGCTCAACGGATTGAGTGCCGCGGACCGGTTCGACGCCATCGCGTCCGCGATCGCGGCCCTCCCGACCGAGGCCGAGCGGGCCGCCGCGGCCGTGCAAATCTTCGGCCGGGCCGGGGCCGGGCTATTGCCGCTGTTCAGCGGAGGGGCCGGGGCGATCGCAGAAGCCCGCGCGGAAGCGGAGCGATTCGGGCTGGCGCTGTCGAACGCCCAGGGCCAGGACATCGAGGCCATGAACGACGCTTTTACGCGAGCCCAGCAGGCCGTGGCGGGCGTCGTCCAGCAAGTCGTGGCGTTCCTCGCCCCCGCGGTCGAGGCGGTAACGACGGCCTTTTCCGACCTGGTCGGCTCGATCGGCGGCGCGAACATCGGCCAGGCGATCGGCGAGGGAATCCTCCAGGGGGCGCGGTTCCTGGCCCAGATCGGCGACTTCATCATTCAGAACTTCGGAAGCACGTTCGCCTACCTCTCCCAGGTCGGGCAGCAGTGGGGCGGCGTGGTGGACTTCTTCAACCGGACAGCCCTGTTCCTCTCCGGCATCGCCGACGGCCTCCAGGCCGCCTTCGGCCTCATCATCCAGGGAATAACGGGGCCTGTGCAGTCGCTGCTCGAGGCCGCTCAGTTCATCGGCGACAGGCTGGGCTTCGACACCGAAAGCCTCGACGCTGCGGTCGCCGGTATGCAGGCCTTCAACGCGGAAATTTCGAGCGGAATCACCGAGAACCTCAACTCTGCCACGGCCAACTTCAGCGCCGCATTTGCGACCGACGCCCAGCAGGTCGGCCAGGCTATCGCTGGCCCGCTCACGACGGCCCTCGACTCCGCAGTCGCACAGGCCAACGCGTCCGCGGCGCAGATCGACGAGGCCGCCCGGACGCCGGTCCAGGTACAGCAGACCGTCGAGATCGCGTCGATCAACGAGGCCCTCCGCGGCATCGACTCCCGCTCGACCGAGGGCGTGGCTGAAATGTTCCGGCTGATGCGGGGCCAGGGGGCCGACGTTCAGCAGCAGCAGCTCAACGTGCTCGAGCAGATCGCGGAGAACACGGCCGGCGGCGAGGAACTGCTCGTCGCGGAGTTCTAGGAGGCACCGATGGCGGTTTTAGGCTGGCGACGCGTGGTGGACGGGACCGGCCTCTCCGGCAAGGTCGGCGAGCCGCTGCGCTATGACGAGGCCTGGCTGATCCGGTGCGACTCGCCTGCCGAATCCAAGAAAGAGATCGTCAAGGCCGTGCCGGTTGGGTGGTATTCGGCCCACTGGGAGAACGCCGAATGTAAGGCGATGGAGTTCAAGCTATCGCCGCGCAACCAGGACGGCCTACTCTGGCGGCTCGACGTGGCGTTCTACCCGCCTCCGCCGCGGCAGCAGATCAACGACTCGACAGGCGTCCCGCAGGACTTCTGGGAGCGATCGGGCGGAACGTCGACGGTGCCCGTGTTTGAGGACTATTTCAGCGACATGATCGTGAACGCCGCCGGCGATCCGATCGAAGGGCTCCAGAAGGAGCGAGAGGAGAAGGGCTGGACGCTCACCAAGTATTACACGGACGAGTCCTGGAAGGCGGACGCCGAGCTATACGCTGGCAGCGTGAACTCCGACATATGGGACGGCGGCGACCCCGAAACGTGGAAGTGCGGGCTCCGGTCGGCCAAGCTGCGAGAGATCGAAAACGTGTCGCGCGGCAAAACCGCGAGCAGCGCAACGGAGGGGACGCCGGCCTCTGGCGGCACCGACGACAGTATCAAGGTCGTGGAGACCGTCTGGGAGTTCCGCTACGAGCCTGGCACCTGGCGCTGCATGCCGTGGGACGTGGGCTTCCATGAGCTGGTCGGCGGCCAGCGGAAGGCGATCCTGGGAGCCGACGGGAAGGCCGTGAAGCAACCGGTCGCGCTCAACTCAAACGGAACGAAGAAGTCCGACGGGTCCGCACCTTCGGTGATCAAGGGCGGGGCCGGTGCCGAGCTGTACCAGAAAACCACGTTCTCCGCGCAGTTCGGCGTTCCGTTCATCATTCCCACAGCGTGACTCATGGCAGGCGAGCGAAAAGTCGCGTTCACCGAGGACGCCGCCCGCCGGGTGGCGGCCGCCACGCTCGCATACGAGCGAGGAAGCCGGGACATGCCGCCGGTCATGTTCCGGCAGGCCGGCGGCGACGACGGCGAGGAGCCGCGGCTTGGGACGATCTCGGTCAACTGGCCCAAAAATGGGACAACGACTGTTACGCAAATCAAGGCGGACGGGTCCGCAATCTCGCCGCCCGTCACGTTTGAGGCCACGAACTACTTCGCCACGGTGACGGTCCCGAGCGGCACGCGGAGGGTGCTGTGCGTGTTCGTCGGCGATCGGTGGCTCCTCGTCGCCGCGGAGTGCTGAGATGCTTGAACTCATAGCCGCGATCCAGTCAGCCGACCCGCCCTCGTGTGTGCTGTGGGCTCTCGCGATCTTTGCGGCTTTGATGTACCCGGTAGGGCTTATGCTTGGGAGCGATTGCTCGCCGTGCTGCACAATTCCTCCGTGCGGCATTTGCACAGACGGCAACCTTCCGGACACTGTCACCGTCACGTTTGACGGCTTCGACGACCTTATTCCTGGCCCTGATCTCGTTCTGCTCGGTTTCTCGTCGTGCTTTGGCTCTGGAGCAGCGGCCCGCGTAACCGCTCCAGGCGGGGACCTAACCAATAAGGGGCCGGTCGCTTCCGTGCTGATCACGAACGGAGGCAGCGGCTACGCCAAACTTGGGCGAATTCCTCCGGCGCTCTCAATTTCTGCCGCAAGCGGGACTGGCGCAGTGTTTACGCCTTCCTTCGCCAAGACAGACGATGCATGCGGAATCCCTACATGGAGTATTGAAAGCATCGAAGCATCTGGCGGCAGCGGCTATCTCGACGGCCAGTACCTTTCGATTGTCGAGTCTGCCGGAGACGTGCGGCTCGTCATGGCTTGGGCGTATCTCCAGACGCTAAGAACTGCGCCAACGCTGGCAGCGTCTGTGTATGGCTCTGGCTCCGGCGCTATCGTCACGCCCCAAATAGCGCAGCAAACGGACTGGAGCGGTCGCACGTACTGGTCTGTATCGTCTTTCACAATCGCAAGCGCAGGGAGCGGATATTCGCTTTGGGATACCGTTGACTTAAACATCACGGACGGACAGGCTGGGCCTTATTCCTTCTTTTCGGCTTATGTCTCCGGCGTCGATGGAAACGGCGCTATAACCTCCATCGAGGTCGCGTGGGGCGGCGAGTTCTACAAGGACACTGGGACGCCAGGAGGCGTTGTGGTAGTGAACGGAGGGAGATACTACCGAGAAGACGCAAGCCTCGCACCGTATGTCGCAGATGTTGAAGTGATTGTTACCGAGCGCGCCCCAAGCGATGGAAGCGGATTTGAAATTACGGCAACGGTCGAGACGGACACCTCAAAGAGCACCTTTGGGAAAATCGCGGCCCTGACAATAACAAACGCCGGGAACGGCTATCTTGCCTGGCAATGGCGCGACGCCAAATGCTGCGGAGATTACTACAACGGATTGAGTGTCGTGCTGCGCAGAGACCCTCAGTTCCCATGCCGCTACTCTCACAGAATGTGCGGCGTCGGCAACGTGAGTCGTCTGCCAGGGTCGATAGATCTGTTGTACGGACAAGGCACCCTAGGAAACCAGGCGACATTGTTCCTTGCCCCAGATGCCGGAGGCCAGTCCGTAACTTGTGGCGCGACGTTTACGGCTTCCGAGCCTTCGCCAAACTGCTCGGATTTTGCATCTGAGGGACTTCTGTTTACGGCCACAGGGGGCGTGACGGCGACCGTAGTAGCCGGCGGCGTCTACGATGGCGCTTTCCGCAATCCTGGCGGCCAGCGTTCTTGTCACGTCTGCTGCCGTGGTGCTGCTGTTTCTCCCACAGAGGTGACGGTTGAATTGACTGAATCAGGGGCCGACGGCACGTACGTCCTGACGCAAAGCCCTGGCCTTTTTATCTCTGCCCCGGGCGTGTCGAACGGCTGGTCGCTGGTTGTGCAGGGCGCGCGCCCCATAGAGGTTGTTATCTATTCGTGCGGCGTCCAGACCCTCGACATCCTAAATCCAGGCTGGGAAGGCGCTGACGCGATTGGTTTATCAGACTGCGACCACTGCTGGAAAAAGTGCGTTGTGCGCGTAAATAGCATGATTGCCGGGTCGAGCTGGGACAGCGGGCAGACTTGCGCGGCATGCCAAGACAGCCCGGTGTGCGGCCCATACGGAACATACGACTTGTATCTATCTGGGCAGTTTTCTGGACGGGCCACAATTTCCTGATGCTCTGCGACTTCAACAACCCGGCGCAGACGTGCCCGACGTGCGGCTACGTCGCCAAGAAACTCCCGACCTACCGTGAGTGTCGCCCCGTGCCGGAGAAGGTCTGGCAGCCCATCCCCATCGGTGACCTCGTCGAGAAGGGGCTGACCGCGATCGGCATCACGAAGGAGCGTGTCGAGAAGCTGACCCGCACCGAAGGAAAGCCCGGCGGGTGTGGCTGCGAGGGGCGGAGGCGTTGGCTTAACGAAGTCGGCAACAAGGTACAGATCGACGCCCGGAACGCCCTGCTCGCCGCCAAGCGCTTCTACGTGGGCGATTGACTCACGCCGGCCGCCGGCCACACTGCCCAGACCCCACCCAGGAGGCACGGATGCCAACCGGAGGAGATCCCCTCACCGCCGCAGCCCGGCGGATCGTCCGCGAGAACCCGGACCACCCGGCCCGCGGCCTCGCTCGGATGCTTGTCCAGGAGTCGCGCGGCGCGCTGACGATCGACCAGGCCAGGAAGCGGATCCAGCGGCAGCTCGGCACCAGCGGCGAGAAAAGCCGGAAGGCCATGAAGAACATCGGCCGCCCGCCCCGCATGGCGGGCGTCGAGTATCGCCTGATGCCAACCAACGCGGAGCCCTGGCGGCCGCACGTCCTCGAGGTCGTCGGCCGGGTCGGCATCCTCTCGGACGTTCACGTTCCCTACCACGACGAGGTCGCGGTCCTGGCGGCGGTCGGCCACCTGGCCGAGCTGGGCCTCGACGCCCTGCTCCTGAACGGAGACATCGGCGACTTCTACGCGCTCTCGCGGTGGATGAAAGACCCGCGGCAGCGCGACTTCTCCGGCGAGCTGGAAGCCCAGCGGCAATTCGTCGGCTGGATCCGCGAGACGTTCCCCGGCATCCCGATCGTCTACAAGGCCGGGAACCACGAGGAGCGGTGGCAACACTACATCTGGCAGCACGCCCCCGAGCTGTCAAAGGACAAGCTTTCGAGCCTTCAGTCGTGGCTCTACCTGGACAAACACGACATCACGCTCGTCGAGGAGGGCCGGCCTGTGATGCTGGGCCAGCTCCCGGTCTTGCACGGCCACGAGCTACAGAAGGGCGTGGCGGCCCCGGTCAACCCGGCCCGCGGGGCCTTCATGCGCACGCATCACACGACGCTCGTCGGCCACTCGCACCGCTCGAGCACGCACGCCGAGAGCGACATGTGGCACGCGGAGACGACGACCTGGTCGACGGGCTGCCTGTGCGACCTCACGCCGGCCTACGCACGAATCAACTCGTGGAACCACGGGTTCGCGGTCGTGACCGTTCACGAGGGTGGGGAGTTCGACGTTCAGAATATGCGGATCGCCAACGGCAAGGTGAGGGCGTCGTGAAGTCGCGGAGGTTCAAGATCGGCGGCCGACCGTGGCGGTGGCTCTATCGCCGCATGCGGTCGAACTACGGCCTCTGCGACTACAGCTCGCGGACCGTGACGATCGACGCCACGCCGACGACCTCTGGGCTGGTGCGGCTCGACACCGAGATCCACGAAGCGCTCCACGCGCTCCAGGCCTTCGCCACTGAGGAGCACACGGCCGAGACGGCCTCGACGCTGGCGTCGATCCTCTGGGAGCTGGGCTACCGGCTCACCGACCGACACGACGGCCGCGGCTACTTGGGGGACTGAAATGCACTGGCTGACCGAGGACGAGCTGCGTGACGCGGAGCAGCGGGCGCGGAGATTCTCCGGGGCGTACCACGGGACGAGCGGCACGCTCGCTGGGCTGCTGCTGCATGCGATCAAGATGATCCGACACTACCAGGAGGCAGACGTGAAAGAGCAGGAAGGGGCGAACGTGCGGTTCGCCACGGGGGCCGTCCGGTCGAGCGACGCGGAGGCCACGCGATACGATTTGATCTCGCCGATCGGCCTCGAGGCCGTGGCCCGCACGTGCGCGGAGGGGGCGGCGAAATACTCCGACTTCAACTGGGAGCGAGGGATGCCGGTCCACGACCTACTGAACCACGCCCTGCGCCACGTCTACAAGTATCTGGCCGGCGATCGGTCCGAGGACCATCTGCCCCATGCGGCCTGGGGGCTGCTGGCGGCGATCCACTCCGAGGCCCTCTGGCCGGAGCTGAACGAGGGCACGCTCCGCGGGCCCGGTTGCCGGGCTCCGGGGGGCGATTGCGACGGTCGCACGGATCGCGACGCATAGGATTCGACCGTCGTCAAAATCCGGGGACGCTACGCCGTTTTCGCCGGTGGATCCTCGTCTGGCTTGAAGATCCGCGGCATTGCCTGCCAGGCCTTCGGCCGGCGGGCGTCGACGACGCGAGGATCGAGGTAGCTCCGGCGAGTGATCCGATCGCTGGAATGTCCCAGGAAGGCCGTGGCATCAAGTCCAGCGGCGGCCAGATGTGAGGCGGTTGAGCGTCTCAGGGCATGAAACTGGACCTCGCGGCCGTCCCCGAGGCCGGCCCGCCTCGTGATCGTCTTCCATCGCTTCCGCAGGGCCGTCCCGGAGGCCATCCACCAGAAGACCGTCGGCCCCGTGTGTGCCGTCACGCGGTCCACCAGGTCCGATGCCTCCGGTGACAGCTCGTACACCCGCTCCTGGCGGCGGCCCTTCCTGACGCCCGCAGGGACCGTCAGCGTGGGCCGGTTCCAACAATGCCGCGGCGTCGAGAGGATCGCGTTGATCCGCTCGCCGGTCTCCAGGCCGACGGCGACGAGGGCCGGGAAGAACACGCTCGCCGGCACCGGGCCGACCCAGCCGCTCGCCTGGCGGGCTGACGCCGCAAGGCGCGCCAGCTCGTCGGCGGTGAACGCCCGCGGCACACGCTCCGGGATCAGCTCCGGTGCGACGGCCGGCCGCAGCTTCACGAGCCCGCGGGCCTGGGCGAAGTTCCACAGGGCGAGGATCCCGCTCCGCTCCCGGGCGACGGAGTTCGGGGACAGCTTCTGGCCGCGGGCCGTGAGCCACTGCGAGACGACCAGGTCGTCTAGGTCCTCGAGCAGGGCCGGCCGGCCGAGCCACCGGCTGAACTGGGTGACGGCATGCTTCAGGAGTCGGACACTTTCCTGGGAGCGGCCGCGTAGACGCAGGGGAACGTAGACGGTTTCGAGGAACGCGCTGAGTGTCATGGTGTGAACCTCCAAATACGGGATAGGTCACACTTCCGTGCGGTGTCGCCCCTCCCTGGCCGGGTTCCGGTTTTTCCGCCGGTGCCGGTTGGCCGCCG